AGGGCACCTTAATATCTAACTAGTTTATCTAGATTTACTGGAGATTAGATTACTAGTCTGGATTATCTAGACTAGATTACCTAGTATAGATAATCTATATAGATAATGGGGGTGAATTGGATTCTGGATGTCGGAAGATCTCTTTCATGTTCTGGCCGAGGCGGTCGAGTCCTATCGGGCAGCAAGTGTCCGTGGGAGAAATTATACTATTCGTGGGTACACCCCCCAAAAACTCATAAAAGATTTTCCCGGTTTTTATGCCCGCCATAGCGGTGGCAAGGTCAAGTTCGTGGGTAAGAGTGCGGGTGAGATTTTGGAAGATTACCTCCAGGGTTTAGGTTATGAGCGCAATAGCAGTATGTGGTATAAGCTCGCCAGGGATGTTGTTGACTTAGCAAAGGACGGTTGATGCTGGATGTGAATGCGATCACGAAGCAGTTAGGATCTCTTTCTCCAGCCAAGCAAAAAGAAGTTCTGATACTTCTGAACGAGCTTTCCGAAGCAAAGACCAGAAATGCCGTCCAGCAAGACTTTCTTTCTTTTGTCATAGAAGTGTGGCCCGCGTTTATCGAAGGCGAGCATCACAAGATCATGTCGGATGCTTTCAATCGTATCGCGGATGGCTCCCTGAAGCGTTTAATCGTGAACATGCCTCCACGACATACCAAATCGGAATTTGCATCTCATTTGTTTCCGGCATGGTACCTTGGCAGGTACCCTAACAAAAAAGTTATTCAGACAGCGCATACCGCAGAACTTGCCGTAGGATTTGGTCGTAAGGTTCGTAACCTTGTCGGATCATCGGACTATCAGAAGCTATTCCCAGATGTATCTCTGAGTGTTGACTCAAAGGCTGCTGGACGCTGGAACACGAACAAGGATGGAGAATACTTTGCTATCGGCGTTGGCGGTGCAGTTACTGGTAAGGGTGCGGACATTCTTATCGTGGATGATCCGCATTCCGAGCAGGAAGCCGCTCTCAATGATCCATCCGTATACGACAAAACTTATGAGTGGTATACATCTGGTCCCCGTCAGAGATTACAGCCTGGGGGTGCCATCTGTCTGGTTATGACTCGCTGGTCCAAGAAGGATCTGACTGGAAGTATCATCAAGGCATCGGTTGAAAGAGGGGGTGCGGACGAGTGGGAGGTGATTGAATTCCCCGCTATTCTTCCCAGTGGCAAATCCCTGTGGCCTGGATTCTGGCCGATAGAGCAGCTTGAGTCTCTCAAGGCGGAGCTTCCTATCGGCAAGTGGAGTGCCCAGTATCAGCAAGATCCATCTTCGGAAGAAGGCGCGATCATCAAACGGGAGTGGTGGCAAGAGTGGGGAGAAAGAAAACCTCCCGCTTGCGACTTCGTGATTCAATCGTGGGATACCGCATTTCTCGCGAAGGAAACCGCCGACTACTCTGCGTGTACGACCTGGGGAGTATTTACCACGGAAGACGGTGTATCCAATATTATCCTGTTGGATGCCTTGCAAGAACGTCTTGAGTTTCCAGATCTGAAGACCCGTGCCTATGATATGTACAAGGAATACGAGCCCGATGCGTTTATCGTGGAGGCGAAGGCGGCGGGTAGTCCGCTGATCTTTGAACTGCGGCGGATGGGGATTCCGGTAGGGGAGTATGTCCCCAGCAGAGGCAAGGATAAGATCGCCAGGGTAAATGCAGTTTCGGATCTATTTTCTTCCGGGCACGTTTGGGCACCCAAAAAAAGGTGGGCCGAACTTGTAATTGAAGAATTCGCTGCGTTTCCTACGGGAGATCACGACGATCTGGTAGACTCTTCCACCCAGGCACTTTTGCGTTTTAGGCAGGGTGGTTTTATTTCTATAGATAGCGACGAACCGATGAACGAACTACTTCCGGGGCGTAAGGCTGATTACTATTGATTGTTGACCGTAAAGCCGCAGTGTTTCATTCTGTGTGTTCAATGTTAAGAGAGGGCTAGTCTGTGCCAGTAGACAAATCGCTTGAACCTCTTTTTAGTCAAGATGATTTTGAAATGGGTCCAGAAGGACTCATGGTGGCTGAAGAGGGCGAGATTCCAGAGGATACACTGCTAACTGAAATGGATGACGGCAGCATGGTCGTCGATTTCGATCCCATGGCAGAAGAGCGGGAGGGTGGTGATTCCTTCAACTCTAATCTTGCAGAATATATAGACGACGGAGAGTTGGGTACGATAGCACTGGATCTCATATCCAAGTTCGATTCCGACAAAAGCAGCAGATCCGACTGGGAGCAGACCTACGAACAGGGACTTGGCCAGCTTGGTCTGGAGATAGAGGATCGCACGACACCGTGGGCTGGAGCATGTGGAGTGTTTCATCCGATGCTGTCGGAGGCGGTTGTCAGATTCCAGAGTCAGACGATTCAGGAGATCATGCCAGCACAGGGTCCGGTTAAAACTCAGGTATGGGGCAGCTTCAGCCCTGAAAGGGATAAGCAGGCGAAGCGGGTTCAGCAGTATATGAACTACCAGCTTCTGGAAGTGATGACGGAATATCGTGCGGAAACCGAGAAGCTGCTCTTTAGTTTACCATTAGCTGGTTCGGCGTTCCGTAAGATCTACTTTGATCCTTCGATGGGTAGACCGACTTCGATGTTCGTTCCGGCAGAGGATTTTGTTGTTGCGTACAACGAGGCCGATCTTGAACAAGCCGAGAGATACACGCATGTGATGAACCGGAGTACCAACCAAATACGGAAGCTTCAGGTAAGCGGGTTCTATCGTGATGTTGAACTCACGCCCTCCCATATTGAACCAAACGAAGTTACTGAGAAATATTTAGATATTGGAGGCGTAAGGCCGTCCTGGGATAAGGACGAACGCCACCAACTTCTGGAAATGCACGTTGATTTGGATTTACCCGGATATGAAAGTGAGGATGAGGTTGCGCTTCCCTATGTCATTACGATAGACAAGGGTAATAGCACGATTCTCTCCATATATAGAAATTGGTCCGAGGACGATCCACACAGGATCAAGAAACAACATTTTGTCCATTACGGATACGTTCCTGGTATCGGTTTCTATAATCTTGGACTAATTCATATGATTGGTGGATTAGCCAAGTCTGCAACAAGCTTGCTACGACAGTTGGTTGATGCGGGTACACTTTCCAATTTGCCGGGAGGGCTAAAGACTCGTGGACTCAGAATCAAGGGTGACGACACACCTATCATGCCGGGAGAATTCAGAGATGTCGATGTCCCCGGTGGCGCGATTCGTGACAATATCACCTTCCTTCCTTATAAAGAACCTTCTTCGGTCCTTTATCAGTTACTGGGTAACATCGTGGAGGAAGGACGCAGATTCGCGTCGATGGCCGATCTGAAAATAGCGGACATGAATCAAGAGGCTCCCGTTGGGACTACTCTTGCAATCATGGAGCGGGCAATGAAGGTCCAGTCCGCAATTCAAGCTAGAATTCATGCAAGTCTAAAACAGGAATATAAAATCCTGGCTCAGATTATTCGTGATTATACGGACCCGGAATACCCTTACGAGACTGATGAGGGAGAGGCTATAAAAGTTGAAGATTTTGATGATCGTATTGATGTTGTGCCTGTGTCGGACCCCAATGCGTCCAGCATGGCACAACGGATCATGCAATACCAAGCCGCCCTCCAGTTAGCAGCGCAGGCTCCGAATCTTTATGATCTACCGTTGCTTCATAGGCAAATGATGGAGCTTATCGGTATCCCGAATGCAGATAAGGTTGTTCCTGATCAGGAAGAGGTAATGCCGACAGATCCTGTTACCGAAAACCAGGAACTGATGCTTCAGGCACCTGTCAAGGCATTCGAATATCAAGATCACGAAGCGCATATGAAGGTTCATATGGCGTTGAAGAATGACCCGGATATAGCTCAACAAATGCAGAACAGTCAGGCGGGGCCTGCTATTTCCGGTGCGACGGATGCCCACGTTCGCGAACACTTGGCGTTTATTTTCCGAGATCAGATAGCGGAAGAACTTGGGACGCCGATGCCGCCTATGGACGAGCATTTGCCAGAGCATATGGAAAGAAGGTTGAGTGAGTTGGTTGCCGAAGCAGCAGATCAGATGCTGGGCAAAAAAGAGCAGAAAGCCCAAGCTGAACAGGCCGAGCAGCAACAGCAAGATCCAATTGTTCAGCAGCGCGAACGTGAGCTTGGTATTCAGGAGTCCGAGGTACAACGCAAGCAACAGGCCGATCAGGCAAAGCAGCAGCTTGAGCAGCAGAAATTAGAGGCGCAGCAACAACAGGATGCGGCAGAGCTTGAACTGGAGCGCGAGAAGATAGCAAGTCGGGAGCGTATTGAGGCTGCCGAACTATCGCTCGATGAACAGGCACTCATACTGAAAACACAAGGTGCCCAGCAGAAATTCGATGCTGCCCAGGAGCTTGAGGGGTTCAAG